GTGTGTGGATCTGACCCACTGGTCCTGTCATTGGTTGTACGCCTACCAATTCGTTAGCAATAACTGTTGGCATCACACGTCTGATGACTGGAAGAATCACACGATTAAGTGTCGCGATATTACCGGCGGAAGTTGCACCTGTGCCTGCTGCCTCTGACAAATACTTGCGAGTGTTTTCAAGTGTACTTGCCATAACTGCTTTCTTGTTGCCGTTTAAGCCTTCAAGAAGAGCACCTTTGGTCTCCTGCCAGCGACTTTCTAGTAGTTCTGACATATTATATCTCCTTATTTAATTCCAGCTAGACGTTTCATATCAATAACATTTGACTCGTCTACTGTTTTACTAGTTTGAACTATTTCTCTGTTGCCTGTAATTTCTGTGCCTTCTGTAAGTTTAGCCTTTTTAGCTTTTTCTGGTGCTTCGCCGTCGATAACCGTTGGCAAATATTTGTCAAACTGAGATTGTAATCTGTTAGTTTGAACTGATTCCAGTAAGTCTTTCATAATCTCTTGCTGTTGATTGCTTAATGGTGCAATCAATCCATGCATGATTTCTTTACGCTGTGCAGATTCAACAAGCTGTTTCTTTTCAGCTTCTTGTGCTTCTACTACTTTCTTTGCTTTTACAGCAAATGCTTTAGCTTCTGCAATCTGCTTGTCTTTAACATCAACAACTTTTAATAACTTAGCAGTTTCTGATTTTTCGTTCAGATAACTTGCTTGATATTCATTTGCAAATGCTTCAAACAATTTACGCCCAAAGTCATTTTTACGTGCTGCATCAATGTCTTCTTTGAGTTGTTTAATTTCTCCTCTAAGAGCTTTATCAACTGTGGAAGAAACTGCCTTAGCACTTCTTTGGATAAAGTTTTCTTTAACCTTAGCCAAGTGTTTCTTAGCTTCTTTAACAAGTTTAACTTTTGTTGCAGCTAAGTCTTTTTTGTCTTCGTAGAACTCAGATATTTCGTTGGCCAATGCGTCAACAACAAAATTTTCTAATTTAGAAAAGTTGTTTGCCATTGATTTTTGTTCTTCGTGTAGCTCTGAAACCTCTTTTTTAAGTGATTCCAATACAAAACTTTTTAGTAACTTTGCGTTATCACGCATAGCTACTGCATATTTTGCTTTAGCTTCAGAAAGCTGTTTACGATCTTCTGTAAATTCAGCAATTTCTGCAGACAATCTCTCAGATACTAAGTTGTCAATAGCTTCTACCATAGTAGCTTTGTCATGCTCGTATTTCTGAGCGAATTCCTCACGGAGTTCAGCGGTCACAGCAAGTTTATTTTCTTTAATCTTTGCTTCCCACGCTTCTTCAATTTGTTTACGCACATCCTCTGAAACAACATCGTTTTCGAAAAGTGTTTTTAGTGCATCCAACATGTTTATATTCTCCTTTTATTGGAGTCTGCTGATTATATTAATCAGAGATTCTTTTAAATATTTTTGTGCCTTAGGGTCTTCTTTTGTTGCCTGTGCTAATTGGTAAGCCTTTAATCCACCTCTTGCATTCATAAGTTGTTCATAAATTGGAGTTGGATATGCACCGGGTGCTGATGGCTGTGCCACTACATCCACAGTGATAATTTCAAAATCGGAAACTTCTCCGTTTCCGCTTTCACTAACGTTACCAGAACCACGCGATGAGACACCTAGTTTGACTCCGCTTTCAAGCATTGTTTTGACTAGTTGTCCCATAGGTGTTGGTAAAATTTTAAGTTTTCCGTAACCGTTTGAGCCTTCCATCCACATTTCTGTGATCATATGGCTCACGCGATCTAAATTGATATTAAGTCCTTCTGGATGATCAACTTCGCCGAGAACGCTGTATCCGCCTGAGCATTGGTCGTTGAGAGTTTTGACAGCCCTACCAATTTCTTCTACAGGATAAACACGCTGATTAGCGTTGCGTACTCCGCCTTGTATACAAATTCCCTTCATATACAAGTCTTTCCCTTCATTGGCAGACTCAACGACGATTTTAGCTTCGTCGAATGTCAGTGTCTCAGATAAATTCATCACCATCCAAGTGTCCTTATCAATTAGCTACCAATAGTGCTTTTCTTATTAGCAGCTGTGTCGCCTGCGCCTTTTTTCTCAGCGCCATGGCCTTTAGTATCTTTAGACATTGATTTAGAAGCTTTACCACCTGGAACATTTACGTTACCACTTGCAATATCTTTTGGAGTTGCTGGTGTCATGCCTTTTTCTTCAGCGCCTTGTACTAAGTTAGAAGCATCTCCGCCCATGTTGTTTGCACCAGCTACAGGTGACTTAGTGTTTGCACCGTTGTCGCCCATTTTTGGTGTTACTTTTTCAACATACTCACGCATTTGCTCTGTTGGAGATAGTTCTTCTTTAGAACCTTCCTCAACCTCGTCTTCTGATGTTTCATCAACTTCTTCGTCTGATGCTTCTGGCATTTCTTCGTCGCCTTCATCATCCATGTCCATATCAGCATCATCAGCTGGCATCTCATCGTCAGCTTCGTCATCTCCGCCTTCTTTGTCTGCCATCATTTCTTCAAATTCTGCTTTTAGTTCGTCTAAAGCGTCTTCTAGGTCTTCGACTCTTTCTTCCATGTCGCCTTCTGGCTCATCTTCGTCGTCACCTTCTTCGTCGCCCATATCAGCAATGTCGGCCATCATGTCGTCTGCTGGATCACCTTTGTCCATGTCATCCATATCAGCTTCATTTTCGCCTTCAACTTCAAACTCATCAAGATTAAAGTCTTCATCTACTTCTTCATCGTCGGAAGATTCGTCAACTTCTTCGTCGCTATCTTCTTTCATGTCTTTATCTTTTTTCTTTTTCTTCATGTCTGCTTTTTCTTTAGCATCGTCATCCATTGCTTCGTCAACTTCTTCATCATTAGAAGCCTCATCAACTTCTTCATCAGATGCTTCGTCAACTGACTCATCTTCTAGATCATCTTCTAAAAGGTTTTCATAAATTTCTCTGGATTTCTCTACCACAATATTGTGGAAAAGTTCTTCTGCTTTGGCTTTGTCTTCGTTAACTAGGCACTCAAGCATTTCTTCGAATTGTTTTGAATCTGCCATTTTATTCTCCTATATATAATAAATTATTTTACCTTCACGGTAAGGCTGTCATTTGTATTTACTATTTATACGAAAATATGCCCGAAAATAGGCTCAAAACGGAGTTTTTTCAGAAATTTTTGCTAGATTGCAAAAATTCTTAAAAAATGTTCAATTTCCATTGTACTATAATTGCTCAAAATATTTAGTTCTTCTGGACAATAGTTATCTTTAGCTATAACTCTAGTATAGTTGATACGTGGATGTTCTTTTATAGTAGTTGCTGTTTGTTTAAGCCAATTGCCGTGATATGTAGCACCATCCATGGATTTTTTGTAATTTTCTGTATCTGCGTATATGTTGTTAAAATGATTACCGCCATCTTTGCCAGTATAGTCAAATCCTAATATAAAAACTTGTTTAGGTCCATGCTGACTAGCAAGCCATAATGCTGTTGGTCCGCTACTCCAACCCTTGCTAGGTTGAAAGAAGTTTAAATTAGACATAGTTGTATATGCTTTATTTGGATTGGTCCATACTTGATCATTACGCAATTGATATTTGTGTTTATTCAATTCTAAGACCATTTTAACGTCTACTGCTATTAGATAATCAGGATCATACTCTCTATACAATGCATTACATCCGTAAACTTTGCCATAATGTTTTAATGCATTTAAATCTACAGGTTCTCTGCTTAATCCATTACCTAACACAAATGAAGTTTCTGTGTTATTAATGTGTTGTATAGTAGGTCTTGGAGGTAGTTTGTTTGCTTTGGCTGCTCTCTTAGCGGCTTTTTCTTGTTTAATTTTTTCTTTGAGTTTGCGCCATTGATCTTTTGTGTAATCAGCTTTGTTGGGTTTGGTCATCTAACTTAGACACCAGCTGCTGCCGCCTGAGCTGCTAGACCATACATTTGTCTAGTGATATTAAGCTCTTTATTTTTTTCTTTAATATGAGCCTCTGAACCTTTTCTTGCTCTGTTGATCTGTGTTAGTGTAAGTTTTGTTTTTCTTGTGTCGTCTGGTTCTACAACAGATTGGTCGTACTTTGGCTCATAAGAATCATCTTGAATAGTATCAAGTGTATCTTTGTCGAAATAAAATAATTCACGTAGTATCATAATAGTATTTATACCGTTTGGTCTGTTCCTGGTGGTGGTGCGCCAGGTGTATCTCCTGTTACTGTATCTGGTGGTGTCGCTGCTCCGCCGTCTTCTGGAGCAGGTGTGT